CTTATATATTCTTGATACCATCTTGAAAACATGAATGGCAATATTTTATGATCGGCAAATCCATATAGTCCACAACTAAAAAAATCATGAGCCTCAATTACCGAAGTCCATCCACCTTTTGTAATTGCAACATCTAATGTGTATGCTATTGGTGCAGACTTGTATGCGTTGATCATGACTTTAATTAAATACACATTTGGAAATTCTGTGAAACTCCCTGAATAATTTTGAAGCCCAACCAACTCACCATTGTATACAAATGCTCTCCATTCGCTCTCAATCTCAATAATATCGGATATTTGATAGTTACCAATAGGTGCGTGATCGCAAATTTCAGTGAATGATTTGATCTTATCATTTGATTTTACAAATGACTTCTGAACAATGTCCAGTTCAGTACCGTTCTTCACATGCCTGTGGGTAAAATCCTCTGACATTAATTCAGCTGGTATATTTATTGGCAAAGGTATTTTTCCGAAAAATTGAAATAGAAAATCAGAAACAAACTCAACGCTACCTACAGGAATGTAATCACTATAGATTGGCTTAAATTGATTTAATCTCAGTCCATTAGTATCCATATATGTGTACATGAATGGACTGGTTTTATCTGCCCATGCCTGATAACGGAGACTCTCTATTAAAGCAAAGCTGAAATCATGTTTCACTTCGCCATCGATTGTTTGAATAAGAAACTTAATCATTTTCGATATTTTATATCGCCAGACATTGTCGATGCATTACCACCAATATTCTCGCATTTAACATCGCCAGACATTGTTTTAACATTACCAGTAACATTACCTGTTATGTCCACATCGCCAGACATTGTCGATAAAGTGTCCACATCGCCAGTCACTTTAAGACTATCGCAAGAATCGACGTTTAGTTTATTGATATTACCATCAACGATAATATCGATTTTTTTAGAATCGGGCGTTACATCAATGCCATCGATAATTATTTTGCCTTTTGAGATAGTTACAGAACTTCCGCTGTAATTAGTATTATTTATTCTGATCATAATTAGTCTATTTTTACTTCTGCTTCATCGGCAGGTACATTCAAAAATGCAATTTCTTTTGTTTCTTCATCGACCATGAGGCAAACAATTGGCTTGTCAATACGATAGGTGTATTGATCGTCTATTTTTCCTTCTTCGCCGTTAACAACTTCGAAATCTAAAAATTCTTCTGGCAGTGCTTCAAGCCATTCCTTAACTTCTCTTAATGTAGCCATTATAATGTTTGTATAAGAATAAATGTTAAAATTAATTGTGCATAGTGGAAAAATTGATCTAAACCGATTACGCTAAAAAAGGCTGGAAAGCCATAAAACTTCTCTTTCTTATGTAGACTTGAAGTCCATCTGCTTGTGATGTAGTCTAAATAGAAATGAAATATAAAGGTAATCACGAAGAATACAGCTACTTGCATTACGCTATAAAAGAATAAGCCTACAAGCCATACAGATGAATAAACAAGGACATGTATAAACAACTGATAATTGTCCTTGCTTTTATTGGTAGCCATTTTAAACGTCTGGAATAAGAAATCTCCTACCCAATGGATAAAAATGATAATGATTATGATATATTCTACTCTCATGACTTTAATTTATTTCACCGTCGTAATTAACGGTTATAATTTGTAGTATCGTCAAACTCTTGAATTTCAGTTTGTCTTTATGCTTAACAATTTCTTGCATAGCTAAGTCATATGTATCATGCTGTGAAGAAATCATTGGCTCGTCCAGTTCTTCAAGCACATTGCGTACAAGTTCCTTAATATGATAACCATCAGGAACCATTTTTTGCAAAATGTTTGGCTGAGTGAGTTCGTAAATAATGTACTTCATGGCTTACTTTAATAATTCGTTAAAGCGGCACTTTTAGGTGCTTTGGTAACAAGATTCCTTTGAATCAACTCATTTAGGTCTTTACAGTTTTTTTGAGTGTTGAAAAATATGAATGACCTGAATTTCTCAATCCAAATGTCTTGAGCATTTGAAATCTTTAGCAGCCTTTCGCCACATACCTTTGTAATGTGATGACAGTTTGGGTCAACGATCACATGTATTTCAGCACCTTCTCTAGGTGTAATGCTGAAACATACTGTACTATAAGGATTATGAAGCCTTTCGATTTTTCCAAATGCCGATAAGTCGATGTAATACGGAAGAATTATATCCAGATCGGATGCTTCCCTTTCAACAAGTTCCTGTTGCATGAATAATGCTAATGAGCCAGTTAAAATTACCATGCCATTTGTGTAGTCATGTATTCGATTGAATAGCTCTAATTTACTGAGATTTGCTTTGAGTTCCATGATTAATTATAGATTTATTACTTATACGTAATGCCACGTAAAATGTTACAATTACGTGGCATTATTTTTATCGATCTTTCTTTGATCGTCTTGGAGCAGACGTTGAGTCCTTGATATTCAATACTGGCTTAACTCGGTGAAGAATTGTAGCTGTATCTTGGATAGCGGCTTCAATCATTTTTGAGTCTTTGTAAGCAAATACTGATTCGTCAATAGTCGAATCACATACAGAAGTGGAATAAATTCCTTTCATCGATTCTTCAACCATTTCAAGGCTAATCAATTCCTTGGCTTTTGATCTCGAATATAGCCTACCTGCTCCGTGAGGTGCAGAGTTATTCCAGTCAGGATTTGATTTACCTTCGCAGATAAGCATACCATCCTTTTGGTTGAAAGGAATAATCATTTTCTGCCCCACGTAGGACGATATAGCACCCTTTCTGATGATGAAGTCATGAAAGTCAACATAGTTATGTACCGATGAAATAACTTCGTCAAAAGCCTTTACTTTCAAAATTTTTTGGATAATGTCAAGTATAGCCTGACGATTCCATTCAGCATATTTCTGGGCAAAGATCATATCAAACAAATAACCAATGGTCAATTCGTCTGAAAGGTAATCACGATCAATACCCTTGTTACATTGTTCTTTCAATTCAGCGATCAGTTTTGGAATAGAGTTTCTATCGGCAGTTTTTGAAACAATGTCGTCGAAAGCTACAACGTATTCAGCTGAGGTTGTATTTGATTGAGTTTTAGCTCTTTTCAGCCAGTATTCGCATACCTTAACGCCTAAGTTTCTCGAACCGCAGTGAACTGTTATCCAGTTATCCTTAGATTCTTCGTCATATCCTAATTCGATGAAATGGTTGCCGCTTCCAAGTGTACCGATTGACTTGAATAACTTTTCAGCATCCATACCAATGGTCTTTAGTTTATCCTTTAGCCATTTTTCATTGTAAGAAGGCGCAACATAAGAAGTTCCGAATTTCTCGTTATACTTTTCAGCGAATGCATTAGCCAATTCCTGAACTTCGCCGTAAGGAATTTTCTTTGACTTAGCACCAGCATGAACATTAAATCCCATAGGAACTATTTTCTTGATTTTCTCGTCAATCAAAGCTAAATCCAATACTTCGTTGGCTTTAAATCGTCCAGCCAACATTCCGCATCCAATATCCACGCCACAAAAAGCAGGATTTAGATATTGACCCAACTCCATAGTGAAACCAATACAGATTCCTTTACCAATATGAGCATCTGGCATGATACGTACCTTTAAACCTCTGGACACGTAGGAATTGATGATAGGATAGATTTGTTCAAACAAGCCATCTTCGTATGTTTCCAAGTACAGAATCGCATCTGCGTATTTTCCTTTTAAATCAAACATTTTGTAATTTTTTAATTGTTACTTACTTATACGTTAAGAAAATTAAAAGGTTACAAAAATAATCAATTAATCGTCTTCTTCCCACACAAGTTTTTCCATGTGATCCCTAAAATATGTTCTGCCTATGAAATGACCGTTGCTGTTATTACGAACCCAATCAGATATTCTTAAAGATTCATCCTGTGGCTTAACTTTATAAAATACTTGAGACATAATCAGTTCTGCTTTTAATGCTATGATTTCAGCTTCTATTATTTCTGGTCGCCTCATGTTAATTAATCTTTAATTCATCACAATAATTCCAGCCAACCATTAAACACATGTCAGTTGAGAATTCTGTAATTTTACCCTTGGGACTTTTCAGCGTGAAATCGTACCCAACCATTTGACCATCGGTTTTATGAAAACCGTCGTTATAAACCATTATTTCATAACCAACCAAATCATCAAGCACACCCAGAGTATATTCAGATTCATCAGCAAAATCAGCCATTTCTTGCGTGATTGGCTTATAAACACCTTTGTCGTATAGGATATCAAATTCTTGACATATATCAAGAATTTTTGTGATTTCATTCGCCGTATATGTTTTGTTTTTACGTTTTGATTTTGTCTTTTTATTCGGAGCATCGATTGCATGCTGTGTGAAAAATGAGAGTTCGTCATTATCGCCTAAAAAGATATCACTAGGCACTATTCTAAACATTTTTCTTGCGATCTCGGCAAGTTCGTAAATGTCAAATTCGATAAATTTCATTTCATTTGACGCAAGCCATTTAGCACAATACCAAAATAAGTCTCTTTTTGTCACCAAATACTCAACAGATTCCATTGTCATTTTATAGTACAAGATTTTTTCAGTAGAATTAAACCTAAACTTGTACCCTATGGATTCAATTTCAAAATTTTTCATATTAATGTTTAAAGTTTGTGGGCATTTTAATGTCTTTCCAATACTTAATAGATGCTTCATTGTAAGCCCATCCACTACCGTTCCATGTTTCCCAATGTACTTTACCATCTTTACGACAGACAAAATATTTGCCAGACACCTTTGGGCGTGATGCCAATATGTTGAAACTATATGGAATCCAGTTTGCATCGTCTTGATCGGCTTTAACAAGCTTTTCGATAGCAGCCTCTTTCATGAAGTCTAAAACTTCATCGGGAATTGTTTGATCAATCGTCCTGATCTTACAATACGCCGAAATTATATCTTTTTCCGTCATAGCTATATGTTTTTTTCGTGTAATATTCAGATTGCTCAAATTTTTTGCACTTGGTAGCGGCGAATGGAAATGACCTCAAATTATGATATGATGTTGATTCACATTCATACCAAAAATACATCGATTCACCCCATGCGCCGTCCTCTTCTCTTTTTAAATGCTTACACCATCGGCAGTCATTCTTAATGATTTCAATCATATGGTATATTTTTTATAGTATTCTTCGACTGCTTCGATATTATCTTGATTTTGTTTAATCCATGTGTCATTACATTCCTTTTCAGTTTTAAATGCAACCCACCAATTAAGCATTTCGCAATTGTCGCATCCGTCTGGATATTCCAGACTATAAACGCCGCCGACCTTGCATGACATGACGGTTACGACAGGACACATCGAATTTTTCGCATTATTTCTTTGCGACATAATACTCCTTTTTTCGCTGTTTTAACTTTTTGACCTGAAATTCCATTTCTTTTAACATTTTGTCAAAGAAAGCGGGCGAATTGACCATCAGATGTGTTGTACGCATGGAATACGCATTCATTTCGCATACAGTATTTCCCATGTGCATGTATATCGTATTATCGTCCATATGCCTAGGATCTTGAACTGTGACTAAATTGCTGTGATTGCCTAGACCGAATGAATTTTCATTTCCATCATTTCTGGTATACACGCCCATGCAAGCCTTTTCTACTTTTTCCGCAAATTCTTTTGGATTTTTTGTAATTTGATCACAGCCGTCATTGTAAATAGTGATTGTTGTTAAATAGCCCATATAAATTATTTTACACATCTGGAATATCCAGACGAATTTATTACTTATACGGTGGTTTTGATTTTTTGTTACAAAAAAAGCGAAGTATTTTTTAGATACTTCGCTATAATATTAAGCATTGATTATTGATTAATATCTACTTGCGGACTGCGCAATATGATTATCCAATTTAGTTTCGATGCGTTCTAACGTATTAACAATTGTGAAAATTGTTTCCTTATCAGTTTTGGTTTGCTGTAAATATCTAATATCAACAGTATTTAATTCGATTTGCGTTGCCACCTTACTGAATTCCTTGCTAAAACTATAAGTAAACGAAAATAATGCAATTAAAATTGTCATTATTGTACCGATTGCCCAAATCGGTACTTGGACATTTTTGTTTAGAGTATCTGCTGCTGCCATGATTAATTTACCGTTTAGTATAAATACAGAAAATTAACAAAAACAACTTGGGATAAGGATTTTATTTGATCATTATGACAATTATACACATATGTAAAATATTTACTTCCTCATATGTCTTTCACATACGTCTTTAACAT